TACCTGTATGGCATGGTAATCTCTACCTTTACCAGTGGCCGTATCAACACCCATTGTATATGAATATGCGGCTTGGCCAGGTTGTATTATCTCTCCTCGTTCGTTTTTCACATTGGGTGTGGCACCAACAGGTCTATCCCACACCCATAGTCCTTCGTCTGGCTCCGTAAACCCAAAATCTAAATCTTCCGATTCACCACTAACAGGATGCACGTAAGTCTGCAATCCATCTATGCATTCAAAATCATCATTTACCGTTAAAGTAACATGGTTAATAGCCGACTTTGATAGAACAGTATTACCAGATCCAACAAAAGATGCTAAAATCTCTTGCTCAAATTTCCATGCTTCACCTTTTTCCTGCAAAGCTTTATATTGTTCTTCTAGCCATGGGGACCAATATGGCCCATATTTTTCTATTTCAGCCTGATCGGTGCATTTTCTAATACCATCGGTGGGCGCGATTCTACGATGTTGATTAGACAACGGATCATCATATTCAATTGACCAATCCATATCCCACCAATTGATGGTAATAGGATTAAAATTGTTCAATCCTGCTTCAGCGTCGGTCCATGCATTCCAATACCAATTTCCAATACCATTAGTCGTAGAAATAACAATAACATTACCACCATGTTGTAACGTTGACCACCCACCTGCCCACAAAACATCCATGCTGCCAATAAACGCGGCTTCATCAATAATATTCAACGATGAAGCATTCGACCGTAAAACATCTTGATGAGATGTTAAAGACCGTATGCTAGAACCATTTGGAAATACTATTTCATGGTCATTCATCTTTATTGGTAGCCAAACTTCTCTCATCCATTCTGGTAAATTGTTATATAAAAACACCACATTGTCTCTAAGAAAATTCATTGCGTCATTGTCTGTTCTAGACACAATCAATATCGTTTTATTAGAATGAAACATTCCAAACCATGTGGCGAATGCTCCAGCTATCTTAGATGCGCCAGATTGACGGCATTTTCTAAATATATTAAATCTATTCATCCTGAATTGTTTAATAGCAAACTGTTGATATTTAAATGGATTAAAATCTATGATGCCTGCTGCAGGATGCTTAATTTTTGCGAAAGTTCGTAAAAACCAAACAGCAGACTGCTGGCATCTTTTGATAGCATGCGATTGTTGGGGATCAATATTCATCTGTCATTGGCTGGTTTAAAATATCGTTTAGATCGCTGCTGATAGCAACACTATTTTGTTGTACATTTATTTGGCTTTTGGCAGCAGATATAAGTTTGGCACCGGCATCTATCATTTTAACTGCCGTGTCGTTGATATTAGCCTTTACTTCTACGGCTTTAACTAAAGCATCAACATACATTCTGGGAACTCTGTCGGCGGAATCATTTCTAATAGCATCTTCTACTCTTTCCTTACACATTGCTAAAACAGATTGTGCTTCCTGTCTATCAGACCGACATGCGGCAAATATTTCTTCTGCCATTGCTTCATATCTATCAAAATACACTTTAATATTGACATCTTTTTCAACTGGAATAATATCATCAGGAACAGATGCAGGTTCTGGTAACAATATTTGTTTCTCTGTGGATTTTTCTTTCACTTCCACAATATGATCATCTGCATCAGATCCTATGGGTAAATCAGAATCTTCAGAATCTAATTGACCTAATAAGTCGGTCAATTCTTCATCTATTTCTAATTGATCATCGCTCATTCAATTTTCCGATATAGACTCTCGTATTTCCCACATCCAATCTCTATTAACATCATCATCGCGCAACAACCTCGTTGTTACTTCAAATAAAGCATCTTTATTTTGCAAATTATTGAAGCTCTCGCCATAATCATCAACGGATGTACCGATAAATTTATTAATAAATTCTATGACTTCTGTGTATTTTCCCGCTTTTCGTTTTTCAGTTCTTGCGCTTTTCCTACGAGCCTGTTTCGCACGTCCATATGATTTAGTTTTATTAGATGGTTGACGTTTGGGACCTGGTCTTTTAGGAACAGGGCTTAATGGTTGATTCCCAGTTTTATTGTCGACATGAGAATCATCAGGATTTCTCGTTGTTCGCCTATTAACCCTATCGACAACTGAAGACGGAAGCGATTCTGAAATTAGCTTGTTGATATCGCCAACTGTGATCGTTTTTGCTTCTATCTTGCCTAAAACAAAATTGGTTTGAACGGTTATAGATTCATGCATTTTTGTAGACTTTATAATATTAGGCACATAATGGCGCGGAACCACTTTATTATCAACATGTTCCATAATAGTCCATTCCCCCGGCATTTGTTCCCAATTTGGGCCGTGATTATTCTTCATCGAATTCAATGAATGACCGACGTCTTTGTTCACTCTTTAACGGATCAACCATTTTATTTAATGGAGAATCGGTAAATTCAAAGCTCCTAAGCTTAATTAATCTCATGAAATTTGTGATAACTGACCTCGACAACCCGGATTTTTCTACCAATTTCCCAATTATTCCGTCATGTGGCCGCCCATCATTGTGTATTAACCAATCTAATGATTCCAACACCTTTAGATGATCCTCATTATATTTGCAAAGCTCTCTAGCTTCTTTCAGAAAACGGATCATTATGTCGCCAACAGGGCGTGTTTTGTTTTCTAGATGTGCTACATATGTCCCAGAATTTTTCCTATCTCTACCTTCTTTCTTAATATACGCCAATATCACAGTTCTAGCTATTTGTGACCACATATTGAAAACTTTAGACATCCCCCTATACATTATATCCTCTGAACCACTATACAAACCTTGTTCAGGTTCAACTATCAATTTGCTGCGTAAATCTGCATCGCAATATGGGCAAGTGCTCTTGTGCATTTTTATAACTTCTTCAAAAGTTTTTATGCCATATTCACGATCAGCAGGACTATAAAGCAATGATTCAGATGGGCGGTCTGGGTTAAAACAAGCCCGACAATGAGGGCGAGAGCGATATTTATATAATGTTCGTTCTATCTGAACCCAAGCAGTTTGGAGTAAATCTCCAAATGCTGAATCATCAGCGCCAGGATATATCGTATGTAAACCCTGTTTTCTTATTATCTGCCTTATCAGTTCTGTGGCATTTGACATTATTTGGTCGCGCAGCTTTACTCTTGTGCAACCAGTCCAAAGGTACTGTGTTAAATGCCATTCAACTATTTCATTTATAAAATATAACTTACGCTGCACTTCATTAGAAGAGCGTCTTATCTTCTTGGAAGTACTTTTTTGGGATTCTAAATCGACTTTTGATGAGTTTGTCGCCATCTATGCTTCCATTCTTGAAAACTATGGTTGACTTATATCCAAAATCAACCATAGTCTTTAATCTGGCTTTGGAATGTCCATATAAATATTTATTACATCTAAAAAAGAAATCATAAACTCTACTTTTGCCACGTTTATTATGACGAAGTGCACGCCCAACTTTTTGAACAAAATCAGACCTTAGCTTTCCACCCGTAGCAATGATTAAATTTTCACAACCACCATCCAAATCAAGACCACGGTTGATAATTTTACCACCAATAAGTACATTGAATTTTCTTTTTTCAAATGCACGCAGCATTTCATCACGACGACGTTTTGGAGTTTTGCCATAAATGAAATGCGACTCGATACCAATATTAGCCAATTCTCTCTCTAGGGAATGACCAAGTACCTCCCTATCTACCAATATTAATGTGCCTTCATTGACATGCATTTGACAAAGTCCAGCAATCAATTTATGGAATTTATTATTGCTAATCATCCATTCGTCATAAGCTATATCATATGCCGATCTATCATTTATGCTGCCTTCCATACCGAACGCTGTCATCACGTACTCAGTTGGAATAATCCTGCCAATTTGCTCTAAATTTCTTCTACTTTCTTGCATTATCACAGAACCAAGATGTTCTTGCATTACCAATGCTTCAACTGGCTTTTCTCTATCAAAAGGAGTTCCAGAAAACCCATATCGTCTTCGTCCTTTAAACCAATTTCTAAATAACAATTTATATGGGTCAGATGTAGCCTTATCACATTCATCAACCAATATCATATGCGCATCCTTAACATATTGTTGCAATTGTTTTGCATTTTTCCTACGAGTTTTATAGCCCTTCATGGATGATTCGAACTTATCCAATCTGGCTAACCAACGTTTATCTGTTTCATCTTCTTGCCTTGTCGGCATTTTTGGCGGCACTTTGGGCGGAGTTAAAGATTGTATAGAACCAACAACTATTGTTTCGCCATTTGGGCGATGCCCGGCGTAAAATAGCCCAATTTCATCTGATATATCTCTTAATTCTAACCTACTTTTCAACTGATCGATTACAATTTTTTGGTCAGCAACAATCACAGTCGGACAGTCTATTGTTTTACATATACCAGCGATTATTTCGCCCTTACCGCCACCAGTTGGTATGTCAAAAACTCCGCACTCAATTTTGCATGCTACTTGCATTGATTTTAATTGGTGCGGGTCTAAAGTAATCCCAGGCAAAAAATCAAGCGTGATCTCGTCTGGGTTCATTGGGCTATATTGTGATTTATCTCTTTTATCGTTTACAACCAAAGGAAGATCGTGTTCTTTGCATACACCTCTGAGCATGCTCAACAATGGTCTGGCCATTTTGCGTTTGGAACGATTATATTTCCTAAACACACCATCCCACCTTCCTAATTGAGATGGATCTATATATTCCCTACCCGGAGACACAACGCTAAATTCTTTCCACAATATGTCTTCTTCGTGATCTGTTATATTAGAAAAATGAATCCACTGATTATCATACAATGTGGCGAGCATATGCTTCCCCTTAAACCAATATGCCGGAGAGGTTTATGTTTTTGTGGCACAGT